AATTTCCAACCGTCTGTAGCTCCTGTGTATACCAATGAGAATGCTGCACCCTCAGTTGAAACTGTTCCTGGGGCAGCTGCACCAAAAACTTTATCAGAACCACCCGGTGTAATTGTTAATGCGTTTGTGTCAAAATTATCTTTTAAATCTAAAAATCTTATTTCGGATCCTGCTGGTGGAGTTGTTGGTAAAGTTAAATTCACAGTATTAGAAACAGTATTTACAAATAGTTTCTCTCCAGCGTAAACATTATCTGTTGCCGCAGTTATAGTTCTCCAAGTTGAAGATGAAGTTTCTAATGGATACCAAGTAGTACCATCAGTTGCCAAAAACATTTTCTGGCCAGGTGATATAATTTGTTGGTTAGCCGCGGACCCCGTTCCGCCAACATCCATCGTAATAGTCCCTGCGCCTGTACCGTCATTAATAATGTAATATAGTTTTTGAACATTTGGTACGTTAATACGAAAAGCTGCTGTAAAGTTATGGAATCTAATTGCCGCGGATCGCGCTTGGTTAGAAGCAGAGGCAACTGGACCGTCGCCCGAGGTTAAAGTCTTTGGAGATGATTCTCCGTTTAAATCTATAGAAAGAACCCCTGTGATTGCTTCTTCTAGACTTCTTGAGAGTGTATTATTGGTTGTGGTACCCCATGAGTTAGATTGCTCACCATCACCGATAAGCTCTAATTTTAATCGTGTTGAATATGTTGATGCCATTTTAGTGCTCCGTCCAATTACTGTCTGTTGGTACTGTTACGTTACTCCAGGTACTACTATTACCTGAACTATCAACGTTTGTCCATGTTCCACTAGTTGTAGCATTTATATTACTCCATGTCGAGCCTGAACCTGAGTCAATATTTACCCAAGAAGGGCTGGTAGGAGTGGTAACATCGTGCCAACCAGTAAAGACAGAGCCTGGAAGAGCTTCGAGAGTTATTTCAATACCGGTTGGAATAATAGTTTGATTAATATGTATAGTAGGCGAACCAAGAACAAAGGTTCCAGATAAGCCTGTTATTGCAGGTAAAGCGTTACCTTGTGGAGTTATGGTTGCTGGAGTTAAAGTCGCAGAAACACCTGTCGGTAGTTGTAAAGAGGTACCAGTAACTGTGACTGATCCAGGAGTAGCACTTAATAAGAAACCAGTGACATCTTGAACTTGTTGGGCATCTATTGTTACTGAGCCAAGAGTATTTGTCAGTGAAAGGCCTGTTAAAAGATCTGTAGAATTTATGTGTAAACTATCATTAGCTACAAAAGTTAAACTTGCTGTTATCTGTTGATCAAGATTTACTGGTAAAACAGTTCCTATTTCTTGACCCAAGCTTACGGTCATACCAAGACCTATTGGATGAGGAAAATTAGAGTCTCCAACTATCTCACTCGGAGATCCTGCAGTTAAAGTTAAGGGAGGACAAGTAACCGATACAGCGACAATATTCTGTGATGCAAATGGGATCTCTGCAAAAGAGGCAGCTGCTATTGTCATTAGTTATCCTTTTTGCATTTACACTTACATTCTTTTTTATCGAGCTCTTTAATGGCTTCGATTAATAAAGGTATAATTCTATCATACCAAACTGATTTATACTCAGAATTGAAAGGTGCTTCTGTTACAGCTTCTGGAAGAACTTCATCTATCTCATCAGCATTAATACCAACTTGTAATCTTTCATTATCAAATCCAAAAGACTTAGCTAATTTATTTTCTTTATAATAGTAACCACTAATCTTATTTAGCTTCTCTAAAGCAGATTCAATCTTACCTTCAAAATCTTTTAGACGTGGATCGGAATAATACGCTGTGATGTTGCCCGTCGCAGTAATGGTCCCCGCGGCAATATTGCCTCCTGAGTTAAAAGTACCTGTTGGTCCTGTTGGCCCCGGAGGTCCGTTTGGTCCAGTAGGTCCAGTAGGTCCCGTTGGTCCAGTAGGTCCCGTTGGTCCGTTTGGCCCTGTTGGCCCCGGAGGTCCGTCTGGTCCCGTAGGTCCAGTAGGTCCGTCTGGTCCCGTAGGTCCCGCTGGCCCTTGTAAAGAAACATTAGTTATGGTTCCTTTTTCCCAAGCGCCTGCATCAACATCATAATAAGGAACTAAATCAGAGCCAACAGCATCAGTCCCTGTTGGAAATCCAGTTATAGCTGCTCCTACATTAGTTGCATCTGTTACATCTGCTGATGCTTCAATATTATCTAGCTTTGAACCGTCGGAAGCAACGTCGCGTCCATCTACATTACCAGAAATTGTTATGGCTCCAGTTATATTTAAAGAAGGTGTTGTAACACTTCCGCTATCATTTATTACAATAGCCTTAGAAGCTGGTAGAGCACAGAATACATCTTTAGTACCTGCGCTAAAATTAACGGTGCTATCACTATTAGAACTTGAAATAATTGTAGAACGAGTAAGCGTATCAGGAGTAGCATCTGTTACTGTTCCTATGCCAACTTCAAATTCTGTACTGCCTGGAAGTACAATACAATAATAAGTAGTGTTGGAATTACCAACACCTGTAACAAACGTCTCAAAACCTGTTGTCGCTCCTGCTAGATCAAAAGTACCTGTACCAGCTGTGGAAGAGGTTTCTTTGACTCTATCGTTAATTACGAAAGCCATTTAAAACTCCTAACCTAACCGAAGTATCTCTGATCCACCACCCGCTGTTGGGAATTGAATTGTAAATGTTCCGTTACTTGCTGTGAAATCTCCGCCAAAAGCTAAAACACATACTGCATCAGTATTAGACAAGTTATTATCTGAACGATAAATTAAAGCACCATTCGCTGTGAATGAAGCACTTGTCCAAGAAATGTCATCAAAGTCAACATAAGCTGGCGTAACACCTGATCCACCTGTTACCGTAGGGTTTTGTAATTGTTTTCCCCCTGCAGAGTAAGCAGATCCTGAAGTATTAGCTATTTCATTTGTTGTGACATAATGTGTAGTAGTAGCTCCCATAGTAGCAGAAGAAGTATATAAAGCTATTTTGTACGTCATACCTGTATTAAAGTTATGATTTCCTTTTAGCAAGTTCATTTTAAAAACATTTGCAACTGCCTGTGATATTGCCATAGTATTCTCCTAATTATGGATTCGCACTAGGAATTGGAATTCTAATTGCTCCATCCCTGTACTCATCTCTACGTTTTTTACCCATTTGTTCTTGTGCAAGCGCTGTAACAGACTCTCTATAAGACTGTTCAAACACTTGTTGGTCTTGTGGAGCTTTTAAGAACTTATAAGCTTCACATAAACTAGCGTACAAAAGTACTCTAGGTGCATTTACACTTACCCAGGTCTCAGTATTACTTCCTGATAACCCTGTAGGTAATTTTGTAAATCCTACCTCAAATTTATATATTGCATTTGGAGTTGGTGCAAGTACCAATGTGCCTTCATCCCATTGTGCATAGTATTTTGGCATACTAGAAGAGCCAGTTTCTGGTGTATCATAATACTCATTCATAAAATCAGAGTCTACCCTGATTAATTTATGTCTAACTTTAGTACCTGAGTCTAAATAAATAGTGACGTATCTAATAGTTGCATAATCAGTTAATTTAGGTGTAGTAGCTGCGGCTGTCTGTCCCGGTAAAGGAACCCATCTGTTATTAGCTGCAGTTGCCCCATTCATGACATCTTTATAACAATCTAAGTCTACATCTTTAAATATTCTAAGTTCCGCATGTTCTATAAAATCATCAACAATAGCATCTGTCAGAACAGCACTATCTGTTTCTGTATAATCTCTAATCTGTGTTCTTAATTCAGTGAATGTTGTCATGGTAATACTGTAAGCGGTCCTACGGACATGTTGCCTCCTCCAAACTTTCTTATACCACCACTTTCAAAATATTTAAAGCCTTTGCCCCCAGCAGCTTCAAACTGATCTATATAAGAAGTTCTATCATCAATTAACATTTTATTTGCTCCTCCATAAGGACCTTTATTAAACCCTGTAGCATAATTAACAGTAGCGGGAGCTCTTCCACTACCAGAACCAGGAGTACCAAACTCAGCGGTTATCCAAGCTGTCTTTTGTGCATTATAGGTTGGCCCACTAGATAAAACATCCCAAGTATTATTTTTTGCCATTACTAAATCTATTAAAGCATTTGCTTCAGCTCTTTTATCTAAATCTTCGAACCAATCACTTGGAGCTGTAGCTATTGCTGATACTTCATCTGCAGGTGTCATATCATACCAATCACCATCAAAAGGTCTTCCTGAGCTTACGTTTACCCATTCAGCTACTCTGTGGTAATATTCTGTAAGCACCCCATCCATATCAACATAAACAGTTGTAGTTCCTGGATTGCAATTTGTTTCTAACCATTCTTCTATAATATCATTAGGACTGAAAGAATAATTGTCACTATCTATTTTAGTAAGTATGTGACCGGCCGAAGCATTAATATCGTGATCTTGAATATGAGAAACTTGTGGGTAGTCAGGGAAGTGGGATTCACACCCTGTAAACTTAAGACGGTCCCCGGTACTATAACCGTGACCTGGATCATTAACATTAACTACAATACTATCAGTAACTCCTGCCTGCATAGCATCTTCAGTCAAGAGGTGTGCAACAGGGGGCTCTACTCTTGCAGGTCTTGCATGTTGTAATCCTTGTGCATCGCCTTTAAATATTCTTGGAACTAATTGTGGATGTTTTGGTTCGTATTCACTTTTATGCACCCACGCTCCATTCCACTCTCTAACCATTTCTCTATATGGAAACTGCATGCCACTTCTATCCGAGATAGCTTTTGCATATTTACCTGTAGAAAAATTAGACATTTGGATAATAAGCCTGTGGGGTTATATAAGTGCTCGTAGAAGAACCATCCTCTACAAGAGCTCTGTTTAATTCATCTTCATACAATAATTTCATTTGTTGAACTAACTCAGGCTTTTCTTTTTGGGAAAGATAAAAAGCTAATCCTGAAACCATACAAGGTATAAATCTATAAGGGGCATCTGAAGTATTAGTATATCCACCTACATCTTGAATTCTTTTTACATAGTAAGCACCCACATAATTACCAGCCGCTGTAGCATCTGGAGTTGGGTAAAGAGTCATTACAGTTCTGTCTATAAATCTTTGTACGTAGTATTGTGTTGGTGTGGATTTGCTTAGTTTATTAGAGAGTCCAGAATAAGTTGATCTGTTGATTTTAGTAAGAGCAGAATCACTTTGAGAAGTAGTGTTATAATTTGTTCTGTATGTAGCTTCTAAAATATCATCAACGCCGAAAATACCATTAGTAGGAACAGTTGTTGCACTTGTGCCGTCTGCTGCTGCTCTATAAAAAATATATTCTGCTTGACCTTCAACAAGATCAATACTGGTGTTGCCCATTTCCCAATAATGTAAGCCACGATTAGCCCATTCTTGGAACATTATATTTAATGAACGTCTTGCTGTCTTTAATTGATAACCGCCTACAGCATGAATACCTATACGATCATAGGCTTCCTGTATAATATCATCAATTGCAAAACCACTTTCGAATGTAGTTGTTCCGGACGTTGCCATAAACTACCTCCTAATTGTACGTAATAGTTACGCCACCTGTAGTTGTTAAATCACAATACACGCCGTTTTTAAACCTAATACCGCTTCCTGGTATATAAATTTGTAACCCTTCTTCTCCAAACAAGAAAGTATGTGCAGTACCTGATGCAGCTGAGGCATTGTCATACAATACAACAGCACAGTTAGCATTATTACCTTTTGCTTGAATAGAAGTTACTCTACAAGAAGTAGTGACCATTGTGTCGTCACTAGTTACATGTGCGGTCTTTTGATCTGATGTAAAAGAACTACCACCCATAATATTTTCCTCCTAAATTAGTGGGGCCGAAGCCCCACTGTTAATTAATCTTACGATTCTTTAGCCCAAACACCTTGAGCTTCAACTACTGTCCAATGGGCAGTAGAGTTTAAAGCTGCTATTTTTACATAGTCCCCAACTTTTGATGTTGCTTTTGTATTAATAAGGTCTTTGTCATCAACTAAACCTCCTACGTACAAAATACCATCAGCAGCCGCAGGGCTAATAGTAAAAGTGTTATGTCCGTCTTCACCAGTATTTACAAATGTAAATACGTTTCCTACCGCAATAGCTGGTAGAGTGAAAACTACACCATCAGTCTTAGATGTGAGTGTTTTTCCTGAGTCAGTAGATGCTACGACAGTGTAATTAGATTCTTTTGCTTCGATATTGTATCCAGTTACACCAGCTTCGTTTTTCTTACCAACTAAAACAGGTCCTCTAAATGTTGTTGTTGCCATGATTTAATCCTCCTAGTTATGTTTAATGTAGTCTCTAGGCCGTCGCCTGCGCGCGTCTACATTAGTTTGTTATCGCAGTTAAGCGAGTATATGCTTTTTAACTATATTATGCAAATAAAAAGGGGCGCCGAAGCGCCCCTCTAATTAGGTTAGACCTAACAGTTCTACTTATTAAGCAGTACCGTCAGAACCGTAGATACCACGCCAGTCAGACCAGCCGAAGCTGTATCTTTCTCTAGCTTTGTATCTCATGTTACCTGTCTCGAAGTCACCTTCCATAGCCGTTTTAATCGGCGCACGGACCATGTGCTTCAATCCATTAGGAACATCAGTCTTAATGAACCACTGCTCTCCATCATTGATGTAGTTATTAACTACATAACCTTGAGGAATCATCCCCATAGATTTAAGAGCGTTGATGTCATTATCAGCTGTTCCAACACGTTGAGCGGATTTTGTAATCCTCTCAGCAGTAAATTGACCGTCAGCAGGTATAATTAATTTCATACCTCTAGCAGCAATCTTAAGACCTCTTTCGTCTTTGAAATTGCCAATGTCAATCATAGCTTGCTCAAGAGAAGTCTCAGACAAGTCAGACAGAGTAGACGGTCTGTTGCTAAGGTTCCCTGCGATAGTAGGGTGAGCGTTTCCGATTAAAGATTCGTTGTCACCACCAACTGACGCAGCAGCGAAAGCATTGTTTAGAATGTTTGCTGCTTTAGTTTGCTTTGTTTGAGCCATAGAACGTGCTAGTGCCTTAGTATAACGCGTAGAAATCTTATCATACAAGTTATCTTCAACATTTTCCTCAGTTAGTGAGAAAGCGAGAGCAATTGTCTCATGTTGGTATCTTGCAGTGTAAGTTTCCTGTGCTTGGTCATAAGTCACAGCAGCGCCTTCTGACTTAACGGCTGCTTTGTCGAAACCAGATAACATTACTTCTTCTTCAAAAGCTCTGTCACTGTTTTCTGTGTCGAAAATCTCTTTATGCTGATTTTCGTAGTTTTTGTACTCTAGTCCAAATAATGCATTCAGACCAGGCTCTAGCTCTTTTGCTAGTTGTTGTCTTGATATAGCCATAGTTATGTCCTCCTGCTATTATTTGTACTTGTGTTCATTGATCAGAACCTCATACACTAAGTTAGCTGAGCCTACATCGTTGCGACCTTCTTTTGTTGAAAAGCCTACAACTTTAATGTTAGCACCAGTTCCCCAGTTTGCTGAGTCTGCTTCTGTCTTTGAAACACCAGTTGTTGTTGAGCCGGCAGTTGAAGCGATATCGCCAAGTTTACTTCTATCCGTTACAGCAGAAGCTGCATCACCTTGTATTTCGAATACTTGGTATGGATTGTCATAAACAAAACAAGTCGTCGCTAAACTAGCGGCTTTTTGGTTAGTAAATGTTGGTTTGCCGTTTGAATCGTCGTAGTTACAACCCCAAAAAACACCAATACAGTTAGTTGCTGCAGTGCCACCATCTCCTTTTGCAAAGAGTTGGACGTCGCCACCTGCCTCAACGCACTTAACCGGGTCGCCTTGGAAGATAGCAGTGCCATATGCTGCTAACGAGCTGTAACTGTTCATTGCGGGCGATGTACCGCCGCCGATTTTTCCAACCGGGCTGAAACCAAAAGGGGCATCTAAATTTGCCATATTGTTTTCCTCCTTAAAGGGTTAGTTAAATCGATGGATAAAATAAAGATTAGTCTTTATTTGAGCCACCAAAAGTTACACGAGTCTGTCGATCTTGATTGATCGGCATACTTGGGTGCTGTTCCTTCAAGACATCGTTTTCTAAAGCCTCATTGCGATCCATAGTCTTCTGTTTGAAGTACTCTTCACGCGACTTTGCGAGCTCTTCGGTTATCCTTGCCAGCACAAGGCCACCAACCCCGATCACTCCTGCGTATTTGCCGTCTGTAACAACTGGATAGTCACTATCAGGATATTCGTCAGATCTAACTAACTCCCATCCGGATCTTATTTTACCTGAGATGTTCTTTGTATCATCAAAGCCCATACTTTCGGCACGTAACCATCTATGTCTATACC